TGGGTCGACGAGAAGCTCAAGGAGATCGTAGAATAAGACACGGCGCGGGAACTGCAATTTGCTCGTTCTCATTGAAAATTCGGCATGACCCTAAGGACCCAACCCTGAAAATTGTGTATAGAGCCGCAGGAAACGGACACACGTTCATGTGTTTATCCGCTTCCTGCGGCTTTTTGAACTTCTGGTATGCCGCACTGACAAACAGTGAGTTTTTTATTTGAATGCTGATCGGAGAGCGGGACGGGTTTTTTGGAATCGGTTCCGGCGTGTAGGGCGGGGCACATCCTTACAATAGAAGTATAGGGCCGGAAGAGGCGACAGTACGGAACAAAGAGGACCTTTCCGGGACGGCGGGCCGTCGGGCATCGCCGCCGGGGTCATAACGATACCTATGGGTATCCGAGACTGTCTGCTCACCGGGCCGCACACAGACCGTCACCGAAGGAAGTTATACAGGGCGGGGCCAAGGCTGCCGTCCAACGCAGTGAAACGGGTGCGCGGCGGAATATTCCGGCCGGGTTTTGCGATTGTGAGGAGGTTTGCGTATTTGAAACAGGACTACATTTGCGCCGGGGCGCTGACGGAGGATGCTCTGACCGGGGCGGTGTCGGACTTTTTGTACCGGGTCCGTCCCCACAGAGAGCGGCTGTGGGACTACTACGAGGGTCAGCAGCCCGTGCCCAAGGGCGAGGCCGTCCGGGGGCGGCCCAACAATCTGCTGCGGGTACCCTTTCCCCGCTACATCACGGAGGTGCAGACCGGGTATTTCCTCGGCGTGCCCCCTACCCTTTCCTATGAGCGCCCGGAGGAGGGGCGGATCTATGCCGACCTGCCCATGGATCATCTGCTCTTTGACATTGGCCGGGACATGAGCATCTGCGGCGAGGGCTTCGCGCTGGTGTGGCTGGAGCAGTCCGGCGTGCGGGTGTGTCGGTGCGACCCCCTCACCTGCTTCGGCATCCGCGGCGGCGAGGCCGGTGAGCCGCTCCGCGCCGCCGTCCGGCTGTTCAAGCGCCCGGACGACACCGTATGCGGGATGCTCTACGAGGAGGAGCGGGTCACGCCCTTCACATGGGACGGGCAGCGGGTGGCTCTGGGCGCGCCGGAGGAAAATCTGCCGGGGCATCTGGCGCTGGTGCCCTTCAACAACAACTGCCAGACCTGCGGCGATTTCGAGATGGTGACAGGTCTGCTGGACGCATACAACCTGCTGCTCTCCGGGGCTATGGACGATATGCAGTCGGTGGCCAACGCCTTCCTCGCCCTGTACGGCATGCAGGGAACGACCCAGGGGGACATTGACGAGGCCAACCGCACCCGCATCCTCTCTCTGGCGGAGGGAGGGCGCGCGGAATTCGTGGTGAAGAATCTGAACCACGAGGCCCTCGCCCAGCTGGAGAGCAATCTGCGCCGCAGTATTCTGGAACTGAGCATGACGCCGGATCTCTCCGACGAGCGCTTCGCCGGGAACACTTCCGGCGTGGCGATGCAGTACAAGCTGTGGGGCATCGAGCAGGTGCGCCTTGCCAAGGAGCGCAGCTTTCTGGACGGTCTGCACCGGCTGCTGACGGCGCTTTCCGGCGGCTTTGCCCTGCTGGGGACGCCGGTGGCGCTGGAACAGGGGCGGGTCACGTTTTACAAGAACCTGCCGCAGGATCACACGGCGCTGGCGGGCACGCTGCTGTCCCTCTCTCCCCTGCTGTCCAAGCGCACCATTCTGGAACAGCTGCCGTGGGTGAAGGACGCGGAGGAGGAACTGCGGCGCAAGGCCGAGGAAACCATGGAGACGGAGGAGTAATCATGAACGAAGAAGAAAAGCAGGAACTGGAAACTCTGCGGGCGGAAAAGCTCCGCCGGGAGCAGGTGGAGCGGGCAAGAGCCGCCTTGGAGCGGGGCGGCGTGCCCCAGTCCTTCGCGCCGTTGCTGGCGGGGGGCGACGACGGCGACACGGACCGCCGGACGGAGGAATTCCGCGCGGCGTATCAGGCGTCTCTGGCGGAGGACGTGAAAAGCCGCCTGCCCGCTTCCGCGCCGGTGGTGACGGCTCCCCTGCCCCAGCGTCCCAGACGGGGCATCCGGCGGCTGAGATAGGAGACGGGCTATGAATATTCAGGGAACATATACGAACAAGGGCCTCGCGCTGTCGGCGAAAACCGCCGCGGGCACCTGCCTGCGGGTGACCCGTGTGGTGGGCGGCAGCGGACATACCACAGACGTCCTCAATGCCGCCCAACTGCCGGAGATCTGGCAGACGCTGACAGTGGGCGAGGCCCGCTGTGTCGGGAACACCGCCGTTCTGCCCGTGACGCTGGCCGCGGTGGAGCAGAAGGCGACATACACGCTGACGGAACTGGGCGTCTACGCAGAAGATCCCGATGAGGGGGAGATCCTCTACTGCGTCTACCGGCTGGACGAGCCGGTGACCATTCAGGCCGGAAGCGACACGGTGCTGCGGTTTTACCTGCGCCAGACCGTCAGCGAGGACGGCGGCGCGCAGGTGCTCTGCTCTCCTGCCGGTCTTGTTACTGAAAGCGACTGCGGTCCGGCTCGGAAGATGGTGCTGACTACCGGTGCACCCCAACGCCATGTCACCATGCCCGCGTCGGAACTGCAAGCCTATCTCGATAATCTTCCCCGCCTGCTGACCGAGCATTATATCATCACCCTCAGCGGGACAAATTCGGACGTTGTTTATTTGAATGACTTCTACGGCTGCGGCAGCCTTACGTTCCGCGCGGATAATTTGGGAGACTGCGTGTTTACACGGAATTTTACGCTGAATAACTGCAGTGCGCCGGTGACAATGGAGAAACTGAAGTGGGAACTTGGATCAAACATATCGCACGGTGAAAGCTGCGTCTACTGCTCGACCAGCGAGGTCATGGCGCGGGAGTGTTCCTTTAACGGCTATGTGCCACCTGACGGAGAACAGGTCGGGCGCGCCGCAACAACAGTTAACCGCGGTTATTGTGAATTCTGGGATTGCAAATTCCACAATTTTGAACTGGTTATTAACTGTTTTGGCGCTGGACATGTCGACATAATCGAAACAGAAGTAGGGGGAGAATACAGCGGCAGTAAGTTCGGCGTGTATACCCACCACAGTGGGGTGGCCATGCTTTCGGACAGGGTCCCAGCCACGCTGGGCAGCGGCGGAAATGTAACGAGAAACGGCGGCGTGGTTATACAGAACGATAAATTTATATAAGGAGAAACGGTATGACCTTGTATTTATACAAGCTTGGGACGAATACGCCCATGCTGACCATCGAAAACGCGCGGAGTTACACGGCGGACAGCGTGACGGTCGAGGATGGGGCGGTATATAGGCCCCTGGCGGAGGACTATGAGTTATCCGGCAAGGCGGACTGCTCGGAGACCCTGCGGGCCGACTACCGTGCGGCACATCCGACACAGGAGACCCGGCTGGAGGAACTGGAGGAACTGGTGGCCGCGCTGCTGTTCGGAGGTGAGGGCGAATGAGTACGGCTGTGGCGCTGCTGTGCCGTGTGGTGTGGCGCAGAGTGGAGCGGGGCGAGAATTTGGCCGAGATTTTGAAGGACTATCCGAAGCTGACGGCGGAACAGCGGGCGGAGATCGTCAAGGCACTGAGCAAGGGATAAAAGAAGATCACCGGCACAACTGCCAGAGGCGGTGCGTGCCGGTGATTTTTGACTGCGGAGGAAAGCGGGGCGATGTAAACGCTATTTACATTTTGGGATGTTCAGCTATAATGGAAGCAGCATAAAAAATAGACCGTACAGGTTCATTGCAAAAAGCAGGTGAAAAAATGAAGAAAAAGAAAAACACAGAGTTAGCCGTTAAGATGCCCGGGACGATGGAGGACTCTCTGAGCAAGCGCGGGACGGAGGCGGTAAGCGTCTATAAGAAGACGAGCGCCAAAATCAAGAAGGGGCTGGAAAAGCCAACCGCGTCTACCGGAACGCTCATCAGCAAGCTGAACGGCGGCTCCAAATTTATGGCCCAGCTGTCGAACATTGGCGGGGGCTCCGTCGCCACAGGCGGAGGCGGGATCAGGGAAGGCTTTAATACGATCGCGGAAAATGTGAGGGCCGAAGAAACGATCAAGACCGAATTGAGCCATCCCGCGCTGGAAAGCGATCAGGAGGAATGAGCGAGCGCTGTGATCCGCTGACAGATAGATGATCCGGCGTAGCGATCTCCGCGTGGAGACGGCGTGGAACGCAGAAATCGGATAAGGGAGAGCAATATGGTACTGAGTGAAGCGGGAAAGCCTGTCATTGAAGCGGTGCTGGCGGAAGAAAGTGCGGCAAAGCTGAAGGAGCTGGCTAAGAATTACTATGTCAAGGGCTACTCCAAAATGAACAAGCCCACGCTGGTGCAGGCGGTGAGCGCCGCCCTCCTGGAGCCGGGGCGCATGGAGGAACTTCTCTACATCATCGACCAGCCGGCCTTCCTGCTGTTCAAACGGGCGGCAAAAAGCCGGGAGCCGGTGAAGGTGAAGAAGGCCCTGCCCGAGCAGTGCAGTCTGCTGGAGGATCTCGGATACCTTGTCTGCGATGCTTCTCAGGAGGATTTGATCGTGACGGTTCCCATCGAGATCAGCGAGGTGTTTCACCAGCTGGAGCGGGAGGGCTTCACAGAGAGAAAGGCACGCTATGATCTGCTGGACAGCTACGCTA